AACAGAATAATCACCTGTTTTAATTGAAACACTTCCGGTTTTGATATGATCAGCTAATGGACCTAGTCCACTATGATCTTCCTCAGAAACTGGAGTATCTGCTTTTAGTTTTTCTGCAAACATTTGGCCACCACTTCGAACTGCTTTGCGGGCCCGTCTATCATATCCCTCGGTTAATTGAGTAACAGCAAGAAGCATTTCAGCTTCACCAGTAATGCTCATGATTTAATCACTCTCCCCGCAATTTGATTCGTATCTTTTGTCTTATAGTCTGGATCCATCGAAATGATTTCGTATTCCTGATTTCTCCAACGTATTCGCCAATTTGTTTGAATCTCTTTTTTTTGCTTAAAAGCTATGATAAAAACAGGCGTTTCTTTCCGATAACCAACCTCTGTTGAGTTATTGACAAATTCACGGTATGGTAGCTTAGCAACCTCCGCCCAACAAGTAAATTCATCATTTTTAACATCATTAGTTGGAACTCCATTTATTACACTTGGCTTTAGGCTAAAAAAAGTAATCCTTTCAGTCATATTAGTCAGCTTCATCGTCATCACTCAATTCTGCACGTAATTGATTAACAATATCTTCAACACCATTTGCAAGTTCAGCTCGATAGCTACTGTCAGACGTTAACCCACGTTGGTAATAATCTTCTTTGACTTGTTTCATCAATGCAATTAAAAACCGAGGATCGTCGACGAAAGTTTCTGGAGTCGAGCTTGCTTGAATTGCTCTTGCAATTTCTAATCCCGTTGAATCGACTAGGTTTTTTAAAACATTATCATCAAAATCCTGATCAATTTTGCAGTAAAGCTTTAAGGTTGCAAACTGGTCATCTGTCAAAAGGGACATTTATATTCCCCCTAGCTTGCACTAACAGTTACAGCTAATGCGCTTGTTACTTTGCCAGCAGCAAAAGTAACCGTTGCTGAACCGGCCGCAACTAAGTTAACTGTAAAACTGCCATCACTGTTTTTAGCAACAGTAGCGACTGATGTATCACTAGATGTTGCTGTTACATCTCCCGAAGCGCCATCAGGTGTCAACGTAGCGGTTACCTGTTTAGCAGTTCCAGCAGTACCGCTCATTGTCTTTTGACTTAATATGATACCGTCAGGCGTTAGGATTTTGAATAAGTTAGGAAGTAACCAGCGTTAGCATCTGCTTTAGCAACACCAAAGCGCATACCAGCTTGCAAATATTGACCATAAATATTGTCGTCAACCCACCGAATCATGAAATCTGCACGATTTGCAAACAAAACAGCACGTTTGATGTCGCCTAAGAAAGCATGAGCTTCACCGACAACACCTAAAGTTACATCAGAAACAACTACCACAGGAATGCCGAACACAACCTTCCCACTTGGAGAGATAATTGAGTCCTGTAACAAATAGCGACCATTATTATCTTTCAAAGTATCAAGCCACTGATAGAAAGATTGAGTAACAACTAAAGTACGAGCGTATGCTGGATCTAACTTGGTATTGTTAACCAATTTTAAATCGTCCAAAGAAGCTACTGTCTGAGCAGCAAATGTCTTCAAAACCGATGAAATTGCATCATTGGTTGTATTTAATTTGATTTGATCAGCGTTTGTTGAAAGCAAATCCATTAAGTCGATTTCTGAATCATCGAGTGATTCTTGCGAAATTGGCAGTGCTTGGCGGTAAGTATCCACTGACCAGTCAACTTCGTTAAAATCAGGTTTTGCCATCGCAGGGTTGGCAGCTAATTCTGCAACAGTTGCCATTTTTGTCGTCGCATTAGCAACTGTTGGATAACTGCCTTTTTTAGTTGTTGCTTGAAATACGTTCGTAAACGGTTTTAAATCAACAACTGTTTGGATTTCACGCTGTGGGTTGTAAGAAATAGCGTCGGGAATTGTTTTAGCAACATCTGTTGATGATACTCCATCAGTAGTTGGCGTAATATCACGTTTGTTGATGACAACAAATGTGCCTTCATCAGTTTTTTCGAATTTCAAGCCGTCACGTTTTGTTCCCTTTGAGCGAATATATTCGATGATAGCTTTACAGCGTTCGTTCTTCTCTGGATCGCTATTATTTCGACCTGCCGCTGGTTTCTTGTGACCATCGCCTTCTAGAGCTTCTTGATAGAGCTTAAGAGTATCTTCGTTCTTTCGAATTTCCTCTTTAAGTTCATCAACCTTACCTCTTGCGTCTTTAGCCTTAGCTAAATCTTCATCAGATTCTGATCTTTCAACTAAGTTACGAAGCGAAACTTGATCTGCACTCAGTTTATCTCGTTGAGCTTTAATATCGGCTTTTAAAGCCTTGATTTTTTCATCTAAAGTCATATATGACCCTCCTGTTTTTTGACTAAAAAAGACCAGTTTTTTTAAATCTGGTCTAAAATTTCCTGTTTTTTGAGTTCTAGTAGCATCTTTTTTCGTTCTTGTTTCCACGAATCTTTTTGCTGAATTAAATTCTCAACTAGTTTTTTGCTACGTTGGCCAACAACTGCTTCCGTATCGGGATAAGCCGGTGTAGTTACTACTGAAACATCATAGAGATGATCAATTTGATTAATCTTTCGAGTGTAGTCAACATTATCTTCGCTTGATTCTTCCCAATCTTGTGCATTGGAATCATCAGGTATCGTGAACGCGAAACTGCATTGATTAATAATGCCAGCCGCGATGTTTGTCATTAAATCACGTGCCAATTGGGTATCTGTTGGCTGTACTTGAAATTTAAGCCCAATATTATCAACTGAAAGTTGTAAGTTGACTCCTGTCCGACCTAAAACTTGATTTTCATCATGATTAAAAGTAGCAACCACATTTGACATATCAGCACTATCTAGTGCATGTGGATCAATTGTTTCACGAAAAGCTGGTCCCCATCCACCTCCAAGAACATCTGATTGACGATTAAACTTTAAAGCATAGCCTTCAATCAACTGTGGCGTACCTTCTTGTTCATCTGCCGCTCTCAAACTAATTTTTGTCGATACTTGACGTTTTTCCAAATCAACTGCCATTTACATGTCACCTCCCTTCATCTGATAGTCTGCTGGATCAATTTTAGATAGTCTTGAATCATAGTTAGTAATCATTGAGTAGCTGTTCATCATTATCGAAGCCACCTCTTGGCCGTGTACATTTAGGTTACTCATAGTTTGAGCATCCCGAATTGCTTGTGATCCGTCTGAAATTTTGCCTGCAAAGAAAAACTGGCCAGATATACTAGTCAGCTTGCTTTTAACACTATCTATATTTTGACTATCAGGAATTAAGATCATGAACCCATCACTTGGGATTAAGCTCAGCGGATCGACATTTTGAAACTCCACCGGTTTTAGAAGTGCTTTCATCAATGAAAATGCAAACAACTTATTCTTGTTATTTTGGTTGAGTGTTAGCATATTCCAACTGACCTCATCGGAATCGGCCATGCTCATCCCATACCACTTATTGTACAAATGCTTATATACTAATTTTTCACCATCTAAATCACTAATTGTTTGAACCTGATTAAAAGTTTCTTCATCACTATTCCAATTTTCACTCTTTAGAGTTGAAAAATCAGAATTGCTGTATGACTGTGCAAATTGCATAATCGCAAGTATTTCTTCATCTTGAATATTTACGATATGTTGTTTTGACGGTTTCTTCTGTGGATATAAAGCATAGGAGCCAGCATCTCCAAATGGTTCAACTATTTTGGAATAGTTAGGATTGTTCATGGCTATTGTTTTAGCAAGTGTCGAATTCATAGAGCCATATAAAGGCTTAAGAGTCATCAGAATCACCACCAGTATCGTTTACATCTATTGCCGGAATATCACTGGATGACATATAAATTGCATCTCCGCCTTCAATTGGCTCCTGGCCTTGAGCTTTACGACGCTCATTGATTGTTTTAACTGTATTATCAGGCTTATTAGGATTTTGATAATCCTCTTTCATGTCGAGATAAACATTATTCAAGTTAGACTGCATCCGATCCATATTAGGATCATCGCGCTTATTAACACCCATTTCGAATCGTGCTTCATTTGGATCAAGCAACGAACCATCAACAGCATTTTTGGCATCCGCAACAGACATCCCAGTTTCTTTTCTGGTATCAAATTGAACTTTAAACTGATGCCTTTGCTGATCATTCAACATCTTTAATTCAATCTCAGACGAAATTGGCTCAAAATAGTAAGGCAAATCTGATTTAATAAAATCATCGTTCAGCTGCTTTACTGATTGATTAGGACTATTAACACCCAACTTGTAAGCCGGAATATGCATAGCTTTGGCAATTTGGGAAGTTGAATAGTTGTTCGAGTTGATTAACTGCAAAATATTTGTATCAACTTCAAGCGTCTGATAATCAATAGTGTCATCTGTTACGACTGGAGAACCACCTGTCGCACCTTGCTGAGCATATTCAAAATCTTCGCGAGCTTTTTTTCTGGCTTCTTTATTCAACCTTCCTTTAACTTTCAAAATTCCGCCTTTTAACCCGCTTTGGAAAAATTTAGAAAGGGTTTGAATGCCTGACTCTTGCAAGTTTATTTCATCTCTCAAGCTAAGAAGCGGCGAGCGTCCATGAATGCCATCATACGTGAAAAATTTAAAATGAATCACATTTTGAGCTGGCTCAACAATGGTTTGATTAGCTCCCAGCGGTGTAAATTCATATTTGATGTTATTAACATCTGAATCATCAATATAGACTTGACTAGGCGGAAAATATTGAATCAGCGCTGGTTCCTGCGTTACTGGATCCCTGACAATTCGTGAAACACCATCATTGGCTAGCAGTGCATTAATGGTCATGATAAATTTCCAATGGTATCCATCTAACATTGCATTTGGCTTTTTGTTAAGCAGATATGTTAAATCTCCACTATCAAAAGGCTTCCCGGTTTGTTCATCGAGCAACAGCAAAGGAAATCTAGCAACGTTTGACGCAATGATTGAAACAGCAGTTAGCACATCAGAGTTTTTTAAAGCTGATATACCTATAAAACTACCAGTTGAATAGCCTGGAATTACTCCATCACTGATTAAGTCCGTCGCCCAATCACGTTTTTCAGGTTCCTTAGTTCTGAATAGCATTTATTTCACCCCCTTCCTGCCATCCAAGCAGAGAGCAGAGCTAAAACGATGAACAAACTGCCAGTTACAAACCAACCTACAATTATACTTGTTTTAAAAGCTCCAATTGAAAGCATTAAAAAACCACAGATCATCAGAATCTGTGGCTCATTTAATTGATAAAATTTAAATAAGCTTTTCACTTAGCCACCCCCCTTAGAATCCAAAATCATCACTCAACACATCTTCATTGGTTAAATAGTCATCAATATTTTCTCTAAAGCATACCGCATATGCATCTAACAACGCATCTAAGGCATCAATCTTATTTGCATATTTATTTTTATCAATCCTAACACCGTTGTTATCACTTTTTAGCACTGCGTTATTAACTGCCGATGTAAGAATTTGATTTTCCGGATGTCTGATACGTTTCTCCAAAACATCATCTCTGAATTGTTTAGTCGGCATCGAGAGAGTTAATGTACCTTGTCTAACTTCAATTTGTTGCCACTCAGAATGTCTTTTTTCAATCAAAGTTAGCAATGGTCCATATTGATATGGGTCAAAACAGATCCCCTGAACATCTAACCGATGCTTTTCAACGAAATCGTCAAGCCAATTGAAGACCCGTTCAGTATCAATTACTCCTGATTCTAATGTGGTTATTTCACATTCATTTTTGCGCTCTAATTCTGGATAATTAAGTCGATCAGCTTTGATTTTTGCTTGTAATCCGTATTTAGTTCCTACAAATGCAAAACTGTCAGCATACCAGTACCCTTCACAAGGGATCATCCATGAAATTGCGAATAAATCTGACGTTTTTCCAACGTCAACACCAATCCACACGCGCTGTCCGTCAATATTTATCTGTTCTATTTCTGCATCATTCCAATTTTGAATATCCATATAGCTATCCTCAGCGGCTTGTCGCCAAATATTGAAATTTTTGATCAATTTGCTGTTGATTGAACCATCATTTTCTGCCTGCTTTAGTTTAGTTGATAAATAATCTGTAATTTGAGCTTTTAAAGCATCAACATCTAACAATGGGTTTGATTTAATCCAAGTAGACTTGTTTTTGACTTCTTCAATGCTATCTTGTTCAGCAATGAAAGCAAAATAACGCTCAGCTTCAACTTCTCCAGATAGAACCTTTTTAGCATAAGGATAATTTTGAGTGAACATTGGAACGTTCATATCAAAACCAGCGGTCGAAATAATGAAAGTCAAATAGCTTGGCAGCAACAACTGACCTGACGCTAAGGTTTCAATCATGTCTGTCGTCTTAGCATTTGCGTATTCATCAACAACTGCCACATGAGGTTCATAACCATCAACCAACCCTGCATCTCTTGAGAATGAACGTATTATAGAACCATCATCCAGATTGATGATCTCATCACGTTTAATCTGGCACATACGTTTTATGCCTTCGTCTTTAACCATTAGCGCTTTTAAACGATCCTTGACCATCCCAAATATAATTCCTGCCTGTTTTCTATCATTTGCAGCTGTGTACAACTGCCTATTTCTAGGCGGCGTTTTCCCAAACAAAAATTCATAAAGAATAACGCCCGAAATAAGCAATGATTTGCCATTTTTCCGAGCCATTGAAATAAAAACATCAGTGAATCGTCTGATTGATGAATTATTTTTATCAACCCACCCGTAAATTGAACCAATTATAAATTTTTGAAATGGTGCTAATTCGTTTGGTTTTCCCGTTTTAGGATCAGGAAGCAATTCCATGAACTTAACTGCTTTACCCGCAAGATTTTCATCAAATTTCCATCGCCAATCAGATTTTTTTAAATCATTAAGATGCCTTTTGACTGCTGAGTTAACAGCTTTGCCTACAATCAAAGACCCATCCGAAACACGATCAACGAAAAAAGGCATTGGATTATCAAATGTCATCCAAATACCCCCTTAATTGATTTTGGCTTGTCTTCATCAGTTTTAGGCATATTCATCTGCATCCGTGAATTAACATTCAATCCCAGATCAGATGCAAGACCTTTCAAGCTTTTTGTAGCTTTATCTAAATGCTTAATTTCCGTATCTCGTTTAAACTCTAAATTGTCTAAATCTGAAGAAGCTCTTTTTAACTCTGTCATTATTTTCTTTAGTGTCTCTTTATCTGAATCTTGGTCAGCTGTCTTTAATCTTCTCTCAGCACGTTCCAATTCTTTTTCAGCTTCTGGAATCATCACCGCATATTTTTGAATTCGAATTGAGATATCTTTGTATATTCCATACCATGTACAATAATTTTCAAGTTCAGCTCTATCAAGATTTCTAAGTGGTAACTTTCCAACGCTCTGGACAATTCTTTTATATTCTTGTTTTGCAGCCCCCTTTAAATGATTTGGCGGAGTTTTTTGCAGTTCTGGCAGTCCATCTGCTGCTAAGAATTCCGCTTTAAATTTAGCTTCCTGCTGTAAAACAGTTAAATTAGCTGTTGATTTCGATAGTAGTTTTTGTTTTCTAGCCATTACCCACTTTCA